TGCGGCATACCAAACCTCTGAAGTAGGTGCCCGAACCTAGCTAGGGACTGACTAGGCTCGGGCGGCCGGTGTTAATACAGGGAAGCACATACCCTGTACAAGCCGCCCACATCCGGCGAGGGCATATGGCCTGTTCTGTCATAACCCTGCGTACGCCACCGGGCGATTCTGGTGATTGCGCCTAGAGTCCTCAGTCTTAACTCGGTCGCAATAAAAACGAAACTCTGCCCCATATCGCTCAGCCCGGGCTCTGTCATATGTTTCGGCGTCGTGCTTGTTATACGCCAGATGCTTCATCCACAAAAGCAGACTGCGGCGGTGTTTTGCCGAGATTTCGAGGTCGGAATTAGCATTTTCGATGTGTTCTAGCGGCAATCGATAAACAGACATCTGAATGTAATCATTAGCCTGAGGAGTATCTAGAACGCGTACGCGCTCCTCATCCCCACCGACCACGATCGCCCGAACCTCTCCGGGAACGCCTGTATAAACGGAATTTCTAGGAATTCCATAGTCATCTAGACCGAGATCTCGGTCCATATCCTCTACATTCAGCACGGCGACAGGCTTTTTATCAGAAACTCGCCATGCGCGTCGGATCTCTAGAATGAGCGGGTTTATATACGCCCAATCACGTCCGGCCCTGATAATAATCCTGGTGTCCGGCGAATAGTCGTCCCTGATACCGTCGGTCAAGCGACAGAACTCGTACTGGGCATCGTCGATAAACGACAAAATCTCGTCGTCGGACCAAAGATACGGGGCTACCTGGTCATAAACCTCCGCTCTAAAAGCAGCAATCAACCAAGCAGCGTCGTACATTAGTTACCCGCCTCAGCAAGTTCGTCATGGTACCGCTGCCAGACGGGAGCGAACTCCTTGGCCTGAACACGGAAACCTACTTCCTTAGAAATAGCATCTGCGCGCGGAGCGCCAGCAGCAGTAAAATCTTCCCGATCATTACGCTCAACAAGAAGCAAAATAGCCTCCATAATCAGTCCGGCGCGTTCGGATAAATCAAATGGCTCGTATGACTCTTTCTTATCTTCTAAGATGTCAACATCAGAACCGTCGGCCGGAGTTGCGCCGATAGCTACAGCCTCGCGGATAGCTACTTTCGGTACAAAAACCGGTTCCCCCTTTACGAAACCAACTGTGTGCCCAGTCAGAGTACTGAGGACGTGGTTTCTATTAAGAACCATCATCATGTGCTTTGTCTCCCTGATTCAAGGAAAGAGGGGGACTTGCGTCCCCCTCTTAACCAGCTTAGTGGGTCTGTGCCTCGTTGATGCGGCTATCAACCACATATTCAACGATCAAGCGCAGAGCACCAGTAGCAGCGTCACCATCGGTACACGCCATAGTCAGCTGCAGGTCATAACCTGACGGGTTAGAGTAACCGGTAAAGTCAAGCGAGGAGATTGCTGCAGAAGCGATATTCACCTGCGTTGCGCTGTAACGGTCGTCGTCGCCACGGTCACCGATGTCCAGAGTAGCGGCAGTACCGTCATTGAATGCTGCGGATACGATCAACTTACCAGAAGTGATCGTAGCGCCTGCAGGCAGACGGATAGCGTCGAATACTACGGAGCCGGCTGCACCAATGGTTGCAGTGGAACCATCGGTAGCAGTCACGGTGTCACCGACAGCCAGATCATAGATGGCGGTCAGCGCGTACTGAGCGCCACGAGTCGGATTAACTTGGGCCATGATTAGTCTCCTTTACTGTTACTGAGCAGCGTATACGGAGATAACGCCGAAGTCTTGCTCGGTGTTACCAGCGTAGATGCTGTTGTACTTAGGCTTCAGGAAACCAAGGATCTTCGAAACCGAAATACCCTGCTGGTTTTCGTAGTCGAAGCCCTTCTCAACCCACTCTGGGTTACCCAGATCTGCCATACCGAGTGCCTGAGCACCGCAGAACAGAATCTGACAGCCGTCCTGAGTACCGGACGCGCCCCACTTAGAGCCAGATGCAGCACCGGCGGTGTTGTATACATGGCGGAACTCGTGGAACACGATGCCGTCGATCATGACGCTAGAACCAGAGAACAGTTCGTTGTCACCACGAGTGCGTGCGTGACGTACGTTCTGCATGTAGGTGTCGTCCAGCTTCAGTTTAGCCATAGCCTGCGGAGTCAAGAAAGCGTGGAACACTTCTTCGCCGCCAGAGGACTTGATACCGCGCAGGTACTGATCCTTAGCATAAGCCTTCAGCTGCACGAACAGTTCCCAAGACGGGGTGTCGTCAGCATCGACGGTGTTGGTAGCGCCGTTTTCAACGAGAACGCTGTTAGTACCGTCCCAACGCAGGCGACGCTTGCTAGTCGGGGTAGATACGTCAGAAGCGAACTCAAGGAACGGAAGATCGGAACCTACACGAGAGGTACCGTTGGTACGCATAGCGTAAGAAACACCAGACAGAGTCAGGAACGCCATCTGATCCATACGGTCAGCAAGCCAGTAAGCCAGAACGTCACGGCTGTTGTTGCGGAATTCAACAACAGACTTCTGATCGGCCATACGACCTTCATGGCGGTTAGCGTGACGAATCTGGTCAACGCGAATCACCTGATCGTAGCTCTTCATCGCTTCTTCGTTACCTTCCAAGGTACGATCGCCTGCGATGCCATCACCTTCGAGATCAGCCAGCAAAGTCAAAACGGCGCGTGCGCCCTTTTCGGACTTCTTCAGCTCGGTGATCTGCTGGATCATTGCATTCGGACCAGTTCCCATGAACTTGTCCACGAAAGAGTAGTTGCGAGCAGCCTTCCACAGGTCCATTGACCAAATAGTTTTCTGCTCATCAGTCAACAGACTAAAGTTAGTCATTGCCATGATGTGAGCCTCCTAGGCATTTTGAAAGTAAAAATACGTCAAACCGTATCAAGTTGTTCACAGTTTCGCTCTGTGATCGCGCTGAAAACGAGTTTTTAGGAGGTCGCACTCCATACGAACTATCGTGTCGTATAAACGAAAGTAACTGCATAATAGAAAAGCTATTTTTAACTGTCAAACAACCTTTCTTTAAACATCATCCCCACGTAAACGGGCCTTAGTCTCTTCATCGAGCTTAGCAAACTTAGACTGAGACAGCTTCATAATATCAATGCCCAATTCGCCGGCAACTCCCGCTTTATCCGAATCCACGCCTGCCTTATTGATAGGCGCTGGCTGTTTTTTATCGGCCTCGGCTGCTTTTTCACGAGCTTTACGGGCCCGGTCTGCCTTCATCACTGCCGTTTCTTCTTCTGAAGCAGCTTTGTCCTTAGAAACTGGGTTTCCTAGTACATACTTAACTGATTTCTGCAACGAAACGTGACGGTTAAAACCACGAGCCATAAACGCTTCAACCAAAACCGCCACCTCGTCGGTCTTTTCTTCGTCGAAACTATCTAAATCTGGGTTCAATTCCGGATACTCTGACTCAATACGGGCCAGAGCAGACTCGTACTTCATATCATCGATGGCGGCCTTACGGGCGGTGTCCGATTTAGTACTGGTCTGTAATTCAATCAGCTCGTCGCGCATAGCATCCACTTCGCGGCGGACCTTACGAGCGGCTTCCTTCTCGCCGTCCATAATTAAGTCTTCGTATTTATCCTGCAGCTCTTCGATTTTCGACTTCATGTCGGAAATTTCGTTGGTCTGTGTAGTAGAGCCTAATTGGCCCTCCAACTCCTCAATGCGACGGTTCAGCTCTGCTTCGCGAGCACGAGCCTTGGACACTGCTTCGTCGAACCGGGCTTTAGGTATACGGATATTGCGTTTACGGGCCTCTTCGGCCTCAGCCGCTTCGCGTTCTTCACGCTCTTCGTCAGTCTCTTCGCCCTCTTCCTCAGAAACGTCAGCCTCGGCTGCGGGCGCTTCATCCTCAGTTTCAGGTTCTACGTCCTTACCGGCGTCGGAAAGAGGGGACTCGCTAACCAGCTCGTCGCCACGGTCTACAACTTCTTCCTGCTCTACAACTTGTTCTTCACTCATTTCTAATCTCCCTATTTTAGGTCGTCTGTGCTTCGACCTGTTGATTGCTAGCGACAGCGGCCGCTTCGCGTTTGATTCTAGACTCCTGCTGCATCATCTCGCGCTTGAGCTGGATCTCCATCTCCATCTGCTCACGTTTGAGCTGATAGTCACGGTCCATCTCTTCACGCTTGAGTTCATACTCCTGCTGCATCTGGGCGTTCTTTAGCTGGAACTCGCCCTGAAGCTTCAGCAACTCGGTGTTCGGTGGCTCTTGAGCCCCCTTCTGAATGTTCATAGCCTCAGTCTGAGCGCGCATCTGCTTCAGTTCGGCATCGGTGCGCTTCTCTACCGCCTCGGCCTCCATCAGGCTCAGCTCGGCCTCCATACGGCGGGCCTGTGCCTGCCCTTCTGGGCTCTCAGGATCAACCTGCAAGGACTGTACGATCTCAGTCTTGTTCCGTAAACGGCTGGACTCTATGAGGAAACGGTCTGGGATATTGACCCCTAGCTGAGTACGAAGCGCCACGGCCTGGTCAAACTGAGAATCTTCAAATACTTCGCGATCAGGCTGACTAGACACTACAACGCCGTACTCTCCAAGAGTCAGGTCGTTGAAAATCTGCCCCTCTGGGCCTACCTGATTAACAACCATCTGCTCAGTCTGTTGAGATAACCGGTCGCCTGTAATCAGAACTACGCGCTCTTCAGTGTAGTACTCCTGAACAATATCCAAGATATTGCGGGCCAACATGTTGTCGGTCCGCATCATATTGTCCATAACCTTAGCCAAATTGGCCTGACCGCTACGCTGGTTAGCGAGCACGCTCTTGGCGGACACATCCTCGCGTGCAAACCCCTGCATATAATCGCTAACACCGGAGATGCTCTTGATGTGCTCCTCAGCCTTATAGGAGATACGGTCAAGGCCGGTAGGCGTTGAGTTAGGCGTAATCTTTTCGGCGCTATTAAGTTCATCAAGCTCAAGAACAAGCCCTGACTGCGCCCCACGCTGCTCCAACTCCGCCACAGACATATTCTGTAGAGCGTTGCGCTTGACCTTCCAGCCGCTATTGGCGGAGGTGTTAACGACGTGCAGTTCCTGACTAGAAGTCTTATTCAGCAACTCCTGCGGGCCGATCAGGTTCTCGACCAACCCCATAGTATGACCACGGCGGAAATATGGGAAAAACGGAACAACCGTGAAGTGCTTGTACGGGCTCCAGTCATCGTGCAAGACGATGTTGTCAGCAACTACGGTCCAGCGGATACGACGAATCATCTTCTTCGTGATCGTCAACCCAGGATTAGCTTCTAAGTACTCATCTACCTGCTCTTTGCCCCAGTCCGGAGGAACAATCCGCATATCCCCCGTAGCAATATCTACAAAGTGCGCTACGCGGTCGAGCTTTCGCCACTGGCGCTCGATGATGCGGACGGAACGTGCATTATCGCCGTCGCGCCCCCACTCGTCGGTATAAGAAACCGCGCGGGGCTTACCGAAACGATCTCGGTCCATGTCCACAGCGTCGTAGCTGTACGGCCAGTAACTGCCGGTGCGATTACGCAACATATCGGCATCGGCCTTGGAATACAGCATCTCAATCTCGTCGATCGTCATCCATTTAGTGACAATCACGTCTCCCCATTTATCAGGGTCGTATTCGTCTGCGTCAGCATCCACCAACACATTCTTAGGATTCAGTGGCTCGATACGAACTTCCCCGCGCAAAGAATCGGAGAAATCAAGGCGCACATCAAAGAACCCGCGGCTAGTGATAACACCGTCCGCAAACACGTCGCTGCGAATCCACGGTAATTGGTTGTTATCCGAAATCTGCATAAACACTTTGGTCAGAGCGTCTGCGATCTCGCTGGTAGCCCCCTCGTTACGCGGGCGGAAAGAAATATCAGTGCGGTTATAAATCTGTTCACCTAGTACATTGCTGATCGTACTGAGGATCTTATTGATTGTAAGAGCAGGGCGGCGATACGCCTTCAGAAGCGATAAATCTTTAGGTTCCCACTGTTCGCCAGCGAAAAAATCCTCACATTTATCTGCCTTGTTTACAAAGTCGATATGCCCGTTGTCACGGAGCCACTGATACCGGTTCCAAACGTCATCCGCAAGTTTCGTGTTTACTGGCATAGCCTATCCTTCACGCCGCCATGTGGCTTCCGCCAAAAGATGTAGTGTTCAATTTGTCTTTCCACGACGGAATATGGACGGCAGGTTTCTGGCTAGGGGGCTCTTTGTCCATGCACAGCCGAGTAGCCCATGCCAAGGCGTCAACCACGTCATCGTGTGCACCGGCTGGGAACCTCAGCAACTCTTGAACGGCCTGCTCTTTCCAATGCGCCTCCTCAGGAAAAACTACGCGCCCCTGCTGCATGCGACCTTGTAACGGGCGGGCACGCACCATTTTATCAGTATACGGCCTTAGAACCTCAAACGACACATATTGTCGTCGTTCGAGACTCCGTTTCTTGTATAACGGCTCAATAGCGCGCCAGATCTGTCCATCTTCCACGCCAATCATATAATCGCTGTTGTACGCGCTCTCGTAGCGCTTAGCAACATCGAGCATAGCCTCTACTATCGCAAAACTATCGCCCTTCATGCGATGGATGTCGAGAACATATAGTACATCATTTTCGCTCTGCAGTATCGTGGCCCCTACGGTCCAGTCATTCTGCTGTTTCTGCCCAATAGCAAAGTCCCACGCCGTGTAGATGTGCGCATTTGCAGCCTCGGGCATAGAAATCTGAAACCGGAAATATTCCTTTTTGAAATATACACCCTCGTCCGGAGTAGGATTCTGCTGATACAGAGCGGACCAAATACGAGGCTGCATGTTAGCCCGGATTTTCTGCAACGCGTCTGTAGGGTACCGCTCCTCGTGCAAACATGTTTCCGGAGGACGGAGTAACTGGAGATTCGGGGTCTGCTCCTCAATTTTATCGTCTGTGCGGATAATCTCGTCTGTATCCGAGTCCAGATACTCCCATTTCTCAGACAGGGCGGGGTATTTGATAATCTCAAACTGGTCCGCCTCTTTATCCGCCTGCATACTGTTCTGCAAACGCCCCGCCAAATCGTCGTCGTGCCACCACGTCTCGATCACCAACACTCCGCCGCCGGGGGCTAGTCGTGTGTACGCAGTCGACTGGTACCAGTCCCACAACTTGTCGCGTGTACCAACCGAATCCGCTTCCTCCTGATTTTTTAATGGGTCGTCAATAATCAGAATCGTCGCGCCCTTACCCGTAATACCGCCCCCAACACCGGCGGCGGTAAACCCGCCCCCAGCAGTTGTGTTCCACGCCTCTACGGATTGAGAGTTAGGATCAAGCTGCATGTGCGGGAACATGGCTGCGTACACTGGTTCGCGCACCAAATCACGGACTTTCCTCGAAAACCGCATGGGTAGGTCGAGGTTGTACCCGACATTGATGATTTCATGCTCAGGATTACGTCCTAAGTGCCACGCAGGGAAGCGGATCGAAGCGATTTCCGATTTACCATGCCGAGGTGGCATCAGGAGCATAAGCCTAGGGGACTTTTTCTCCAGAACTTGCTGGCTAAACCGCTCGAGGCGGCGGCAAATATCGTCATGCACCCAACCGGCCTGGTACGTTGGGTGAGTTTGACTCGTAAACTGAAGCAGGCGGCGGCGTGCCAGTTCGCGGCGAGCTAAGATCTGCTTAACTGTCGATTTGTTCGCCATCTTCTATGACTTCGAAATCGCCCTCTAGTGCTTCGTCCTGAGATTCTTCGGCTAAGCGGAGAAGTTCTTCGTCCGACATAGTCTGTAACTTCTCGACCAAGACCTTACCAGACACCGACACCTCGACTTTGTGCTTGACCGGCTCGTAAAAACCACAAATTCGCCCAATTTCGCGCCAACCTGCAACCATAACGGCCGGGTCGGCCTTCACTCGGGCCATGTCGATGGCTTCTTTCATGCCATCGACGACCTTTTTCCGGGTCATCTCGTTGGCTTTAGCAAACAATTCCCGCTCTTTGGCAATAGCAGCACGGATTTTGGGGTTTCCCGTCAGCGTAGACACGATCCCATTCTTAGCTACAGTCTCTGAGTACCCGGCGGCTCGGGCTGCGGCAGACTGCGTCATACCGTTCCAGACTACGTTCTTAACAAAATTGGCTTGCTGATCAGTCAGCGGGCGGTCTATTTGTACTTTTTTGAGTTTCTCGTGCGAATGGAGCGCGTCCAGAGAGGCTAAGTCCGCGGCTCGACGCTCGTCCCTAGTCAACTTCTTGTCTTTGAGTTCCATAGGACTAAATTTAACACAGGTTAGTTGGTAGTGTAAGTGGGCGCTTACTTGTTAAGTTGAGTATTTTAGTCAAGTATTTAGAAAATTAGGGCTGAGTGACTGAGCAGCTCCCCTCCCCCTTCGCCCCACAAGAGCCCCCCTACTTCGGTTTTGGTTTCGGATCTCATAAGGGACCCTAGTCACCAGCTCTAAAAACTTTTTTGCAAACGTTCCGGCACCACGCCCCCGTACCCAGCCCCAGCACCGCGCCTCCCTGCACTATCCCCTCAGCACCTCGCCCTCAGTACCAAGTCTCAGCACCACGCCGCTCTGCGACTCGTACTCAGCACACAACCCTCGGTACCAAGCTTCCCAGTGCTTCGCACTGGCTGCCCTTTATTTTTGTTCTTTCCAGAACATATGCAATTTAACTTAAATCTAAGAGGACATACACATGAAGACTATGACTAAGACTATCAACATTGTCGTGCCTGATATTGCAGCCATCGCTACCTCGATCAAAGAGAAGCTTCCTAAGTACAAACGCTCGAAGAACCTCGAGCCTGTGCACGAAGAGCCTTTGTCCGACGAGCTTATCGCAGCTATATCGAAAACCGCTGACGCGCAGGTACGTTCCATGGATCGATACACGCTCATGACTTGTGTCTGGGTTAACACAGTTGAGTACTGGGAGAAACAACCCGCTGCAGCTGTAGAGCAGTACATCAAGTGGTGGGACAAGCAGGTTAATAAGGAGGAGTCAAAATGAGTACTGGTAACTATTACGTAGCGCCTAAGAATCTATCCATTCACGACAGAGTAAAGGATGCGTTTAAGTCTTACGAAACAGGTAGGGTTGATCTCGATCAAGTAACAGACAAGTTGATTCAGATAAGAGCTCTATCAACTGCGTTGCGAGCGATTAACGCTATGAATGAAGAGTCAATGTCAGAGGTATATGCGTACTTAGGAAAGTTCAGCCGTTGACAATACTAGGAGCTTATAAATGAGTATTGAATTTATAACTGGCTTAGAACCTAGGGACCTAGAACTTAGTTCTGATCCCGTGGCTTCCGTTGAGGATATTCTCACCCGCCTCGAGGAAGATATTGAATTAGGGGTGATAACCATTGAAGAAGCTAACTTTTATCTTAAAGATCTAATCGGAGAATGATTATGTTTGAAGTAATTGAAAACCTAGACCGTGCCGCACAAGTACCAGCGTACAAGGCTATTGTTCATAGTTCCATGGCTCGTACCATCGGATCCATCAGTGCTCATATCAAAGGACAGAGGTTCCTAGAACGTCAGGCTGAGCAAGAAAGTGGTGAAGTAGGGCAGACTATAGATAACCGTAATTTCATCGATTCTGACAATGAATACGAACGTACTGCCCCTTATGGCTTAGATGTTATCCCTTCGCACTTTGAACGAGCTCGCTTAATGCACAGCGTTTATAACTGGGCATCTCAGCAGCTCGAGAATATTTCACAAAGTAAATGGGATGACCCATTAACGTTGGAACAAATGCTCGATTATATGCAAAACAATGCAGGCACAATCAGTGACGCTTTTGTCCACGCTTTATCTACCGCGACCAAAATTGCTGTCGACGACCTTAAACGTTTCAATGACATCAATGAACGTATGGAAAAAGAACGGTTCGCAAATGATCGACCAGAAATTATTGACGTGTTTAATAGTTTCGATGGATTTGGCTCCTCACTTGCAATCGATGAGCTTCCGCCAATTACCCAGTACCAACTTGCTGGCAAAGTAGTTGACGGTCTCATAAAAGAAAAGAGCCGAGCAATCACGCGAATTATGCGCAGTAAGCGTATCGATCAACTGGCTGACCTAAAACTCATTGACGACGGTATTGACCAAATCAAAAACTGGGCAGACACCTTTCACACGAAACATCGTACTGAGATCGATGACGCTATCCACAACGGTGCCGCAGTATCTGACGATCTGTAACACCTAAACCAGCCGCGGCCGTCTTAGGATGGTCGCGGCCCTACCAAAGCCAGGGAGTTCATGGGCAATGAGCACACAATTTCACGAATTTAAGATCGCAGGTAACAGGTTCATCGTAATGAGGATTGACGAAAATGATCATCGAAAGCGGAGTAATAATCTTCTTAGGTCTCGTCTTACTAGCCTTAAAACTGCCACTCAAAGTAACCTTGCGCTGGCTAGGTGTGCCGTTCGTACTCGATCTAAGCGCATCAGCACTAGCGTTCATCATGCACTACGGCACGTTCTCGGGCGTCATGGCAGCAGCAGTCGCAGGTCTGATGGTATCAGGCTTTAGTTCAGCAGCCAGGTACGCAGTCGGCTACATCAAGGACAACAACTACTACCCCGGCAAGATCTGGGATGTACGCGAAAAACTGCTCTAGCAGCACTCTGCTAGGCCATTTTTTGCCTTTTCCTTTAAAATCAACGACCTAGCAATCCTAGCAAAAACGGCACATAACCTCCCCTATATATAATGTATATTTACATAAATACATATTTTTTTAATTTGTTAAAAGAATAGGTGCTAGGAATGCTAGGAATGCTAGAACCCTTACTGCTATTGACTTCCCCCCTATCAAACCTAGCACGCTCTAGCATTCTGTATGCAAATAACCTTGCAATAAGTTAGTAAGTACTCACATCAGAAAATGTTAGTGATCACTAACATAAACCCAATTTCGGCTTTTGCAAAATGCTAGAACACAAGTATACTTGCCGTCCTTCTACTGACTCTAAAACTACAAAACGGAGCGCATATGGACTTCGATTTTCTGTCTGCGGACAAGCCAATCGTCAAAAAGTACGAACTCAACGCAGACAATTCCATTCACAAGCACAGTTATCCATTCATCTACGAAGTCACTAGCCACCACGAACGCTGCTCTAAAATCGAAGACCTTTATCAAGCCATCGCAGACCACTCAACTCGTGGGCACTGCCTGCTTAAAGGCCGCCTCACCCGCCCTCTGTCCGCAGAATCTAGGGCCGGAACAACTAATCCAGACGACCCCACACGCTGGATCTGCCTCGACCTTGACGGCATAGACAACTACGCCTCAGTTGACGAGTTCTTAGCCGACATCGGAGTCGGGGACTCCGACTACGTCCTACAGTGGTCCTCGTCTCAAGGTATCGAATCTCAAGCCGGCCTGCGCTGCCATGTCTTTATGCTGCTTGATAAAGAAACCCACCCCAAGATGCTGAAATACTGGCTCCAACAACTCAATCTAGTAACTTCGAACATAGAACGTCAGCTCGAACTAACCAAAACCGGTAACAGCCTCCGTTTTCCACTCGACATCACCACATGCCAAAACGACAAACTCTTGTATATAAGCCCACCGGACCTTGGTCCGGGAATCTCAGACCCGTTCGCCTCCAAACCACGTATTGAGCTCATCAAACGCAAAAGACGTACAATCACCCTCCCTCAAGTGCTGCCTACACGCGAAGCCTTACGCCAGCAAGTAGACTCAAAGGTCAACTTTCTTCGAGCCAATGCCGGGCTTCCTAAGCGCCGTAGTACTAAATTCAAATTCGCAGGCCAGATCGAGTACATGGAAAAACCCGACTCGGCCGTCATCACTGACGTAAAGTCCGAACGCAATTTCGTGTACTTCAATTTAAACGGCGGGGATTCATGGGCATATTACCACCCGATCGATAACCCACAATTTATCTTTAATTTCAAAGGCGAACCCGTATATCGCACTCAAGACTTGCTCCCTGAATACTGGGCCCGTCTCTCCTCTAGTGCTCAATCAGGTAAACCTGATCACGCAGGACGTATTTACTTAGCGTTTCGAGACTTCAAAACCAGCAACTACTACAACGGCTACTACGACCAGGGCGCGGAGCGCCTAACCTTGGCGCAAGCCAAATCCGAGACCCAGCTGCGTCAATTCATGGCACAACACAACCGCCCCATGGGCGAAAACGTGCCTGATTGGGACATTATTTGGGACCCGCACAGCTCCACAGTAGTAGACCCTACCAATCGGTCTCTGAATATCTATCAGCCTAGCGAATACTTTCAAATGGAGCCGAGCAGCTTACCTACTCAAATCCCTCCTACAATCGAAAAAATAATCGACCACGTATTAGGTAACGACCCACAAACAGTAGATCACTTCATAAACTGGTTAAGCGTGATCGTGCAAAAGCTAACGATCACAGGCACTGCTTGGGTATGGCAAGGCACACAAGGCACAGGCAAAGGAATTTTGTTCCACAAGATCCTAACTCCGATTTTTGGAGATCCGAACGTTGTTTCGAAGCGAATGGAGGAACTGACTTCTGAATTTACAGAATTTATGGAGAATAAATTCATTGTATTCATCGACGAAATTGAGTCTGGACGGAGTCTGTACCACAACAAAGTGATGTCAAAGCTAAAGAATCTGATCGTAGAACCTACGATCTCGATTCGGAAAATGTATACCTCAGCGTTCAACGCCAAAAACTACGCCAATATGATCTTTGCGTCGAATAAATCGATGCCTGTTGAAGTCGATCCTGATGACCGTCGTTACAACGTCGGTCCATATCAGACGAAAAAGATTCAGATATCGAGTCACGAGATCGACGAGCTGCTGCCCCAAGAGCTGCCAGTATTTATGAACTACTTACTACAGTACCCAGCGGATACGCACCGAGCTAGAAACCCACTTGTTAATGAAGCACGTAGAACTCTGATCAATATTGGCAGAACAGCCATCGACACAGTATCCGACGCTTTGCTCCAGGGAGATTTAGAGTTTCTGTGGGATCACCTACCTAGCTCGAAGCACTCAGATGCCAACAGCCTGTCTGTCTCGTTCAAACTCGAAGCGTTCAAGAACTTAATGGTCGATCTTGTAAAAACAGGTGAAAACAAGCTCTCACGAGATGATCTATTAGTGATCTTCGACTGGTGCATAGGCAACATGCCGATGAGCCCAAATAAATTTTCTGCTCTTTTGAAACACCACCGAATACATATGAAACAAATATGGAAAGACAATCGAAATATACGAGGAATTGAAGTTACTTGGCGCTATGACGCTACATGGCATAAAAACGCGCTGCAAGAGATTGCTCACGGCGCTATCTAAAACTCTGGAGGCTTTATGAAGCTATTTCAAATTTACGATCGACATACCAATAAGGCGCTGGAAGGCGCCTTTTTTGACTCTAAACCGAGTGCAAAACAACATAGAGCAGAGCTCAATGAACAGAGCGGTGAAACCGCCCGGTATATTGTAATTCCGGGACCCGACCACTGGAGATACGCACAGAGGTAGTCATGAAATATGAACAGATATTTAGCTTTGACGGGATTCGTAACTACGCTGATGCAGAAATCTATTACAGCCACTGCCGTACCCCGAGCAAAGGTAAAAGGTTTCGAAACTGGGGGCGGATATACAAAATGGACGGATTTTATTCATTCCGGCTTGTATACAACTCTAAAGATCACAAAGAGTTTTTTCGTATTTACGAAAACGACATTGCTGAATTCGTAGTAGATCCGACAACGATTCAAGCGTGGGCGCACACGTTAGTAGGGCATTTATTCGTTGCGTTGCCGTTTGCTCTTTATCGTAAAAGCACAGGTGTATACCGCATTGCTCATTTACAAGAAATGGCTGATTACGCAGACCAGCACCCAAATGAACGGTTTCCTGTATGGCCCGCTTGGGACTTTCTCCGAAAAGGAGACGCCGGGTACTACTTCAACGGGATTAAATACGATCTGAAAACAGGCAAATGTTTAAACCCACTTTTAGCGATAGCAAAACCAGAAGCCAATCCTGATATACGCAAACAATGGCTTCGGGATCTAAAAGCGTTCAAGCTTGGTTTCAAAGCCAGAATCAAACTAGGCGTCATGGACACAGTTGCTACAAGCGTATACAACAAAGTTCAACAAAACCTCATTGTAAAAGCCACCGAATGGACCGACGACAACGTTAAATTCGTAACTGATTGCATAAAAAATCAGTCTTTTCCTACAAAACTGTTAGAAATGTTTGCTTTTAGAGCCAATGGGTACATTTGGGCCTCGTTAACTTCTAAACCTACGACACATGAAATAGAAGTATTTTTTGATAAAGCTATGAAAACTTTAAGTTTTAAGCTCCGTACTGAGTATGGAGTATTTGATTCAACCCAGGAGAAAGCCAATGAAACCAGAACTTCTTAAAAGCACTATCAAGTCTTTGTTCCCTATTCAGCGCACTATGTCCGTCGAAGGCCCTCCAGGTGGCGGCAAGACAACGATCGTAAAAGACACAGCTCGTGAACTTGGTGTCCACTACATCGAACGTCATATGCCGACTATGTTGACCGAAGACTTTGGCGTTCCTGATATGACAACCGCATCTGATACCTTTGGTTATAAAACTCCAGAGTGGTACCCAGCCAAAGGATCTAAATACGACGACGGTCGTGGCGGCATTTTATGTTTCGACGATCGCAACCAGGCCAATAACGACTTACAAAAAGTTCTAGCTAATATTTGCCAAGCTCGTAATCTCCACGGTGTTCCGCTTGCAGATGGTTGGCAAGTTATCTCTACTGGTAACCGTCAATCCGACCGTGCCGGTGCCAATCGCGTACTGTCTCACTTGCGTATGCGTGAAACCGTAATCGAGCTTGAAACGCACCTAGATAACTGGTCTTCATGGGCTATCGACAACGGTATCAAGCCTGAAGTTATTTCGTTTATTCGTTTCCGCCCTAACTTGCTGCACGATTTCGATCCGCAGCGTGATCAGAACCCATCACCTCGTGGTTGGTCTGAAGGCGTTAGTGATGTCCTGACCGTTGTTCCACCCGAAGCTGAGTACGAGGTGTTTAAAGGCGCAGTTGGTGAAGGCGCCGCAGCCGAGTTCGTAGGCTATCTGAAGATCTTCCGCACGCTGCCCAATCCAGATCATCTGATCATGAATCCTACGACTGCTAACGTACCAACTGATCCTGCTACGTTGTATGCACTATCGGGCGCTATCGCTGAACGTGCTTCGGAAAATAATTTCGAGCGTGTATGTACTTACGCTGAGCGCATGCCGCCTGAATTCTCAGTTCTGTCTATTTCGTACGCCACACGTAAAAATCCAGAACTAGCTGACACAGCAGCGTTTACAAAGTGGTCGATCAACCACCAAGATATTTTGTTCTAGTTATGGGATACAGAAGTGACATAGCTATTGGTATAGCGTTCGATACTTATGAACAGTTCGTATCCTTCGTGACTAAAACTAAACTTTCTCCTGATTTTAGCCAGGAAGAGTTTGATGCTTATTACCACACGATCTACAAACACGGTGAGTCTGAAGTACATACAATTTATATGTACAACGAAGATGTTAAATGGTACCCAGGTTATCCAGATGTTGAATGGCACAACAAACTAATGGAAGAAGCTAAAAAATCCGATGCTTCTGTCTATTTTATTCGTATTGGAGAAGAGCTTGGAGACATAGAAACTGATTACAGTTCAAGCAATTCGTCAGACTCGATGGATGCGCTATTTAATATGATGGGGGTCAATCAATCTATTTATGCTCCCGTATCTGAGCAATCAGTAACGGAGTTTTTGTCACTAAGTAAAGGAATTAACCATGAATCTCTCTGACAAAGCATTATTAGTACAACTCAACATTTCCCAATGGTCCGCTCGTCGTCTAGACAAGAAAGCTACAAAACAAGTAGCTGAATCAAACGGTGCCGATGGGGCAGTCGGTAATTACAACAAATGTTTATTGCCCGCCAACAACGCGCTTGATCTTATCCACAAGAAAACTTCCATGATTCGTAAGAAGTTTTATACCAACACTTTACCGTGGGGTATGGAAGGCATTCAGATTTTGCCGAACAACAACTACTTCGAATTCATGACTGAGTTTCGTAAAGAAAAGAACGAATGGGAAAAACTCGTTAACGACTTTCTAATTCATTACCCAACCGCTAAGGACACAGCCAAAAAGCACTTAGGTAGTTTGTTTTCTGAAGACGATTACCCACCCATCGATCAGCTTCGTAACAAATTTGGCATGAGCTTATCGGTCATGCCTGTACCTAACGCCGATTTTCGTACTCAGTTAGCCTCTAACGAAGTCGAAAAGATTCAACGTCAGGTGGAAGACCAGCTCAAAGCAGCGCAGCAAACAGCTATGAAAGAGTTGTGGACTCGTCTTTACGACAAAGTTAAGCACATGGCTGACAAACTTAGTGATGAATCAGCCATTTTTAAAAATACTTTAGTGGAAAACATTCGCGAACAAACGATGATGTTGACTCGTATGAATTTTTCTGACGACCAAGATATTAAAAATATTCGCGACGAAGTAGAAAAATTACTAATTGCTTATGAACCAGATACTTTGCGCTTTGATCCAGCGGTCCGTAGGACCGTAGCAGCTGATGCACGCGCTATCAGCGACAAAATGGCGGTGTTTATGGGGGGCTTATGAACTTTTCACAGGTAACTATGTACGACGTTTGGGAGCATCAGTACAAAACGCATGACACCCATCAATGCGAAGACTGCGAAAACGCTACTTATATACCGTTTGGTCCAGACGACGCAGGCGGGTATGAGTGCAATTTAAATCACGATGCTCCAGCCGACGGTTGTCCGTACTACGTAGATAACATGGAGAAGGAAGAAGACTATGAACTTAGAGACGAAGCTCAGCAAGGCAAAGACCAGCTTAATTCTTGAGCACCCGTTTATCGGCACTATCGCTCTTAATATGCCGTTCAAGCTAGATGAAAACGTTCAGACTGCGGCTACTGACGGCAAACAGGTGCTGTTCAATCCAGATTTTATCAAGGATCTAACTGACGAAGAAATGAAGTTTCTCGTAGCGCACGAGTGCATGCACCCAATGCTTGAGCACACTACGCGCCGTAATGGCCGTGATAACTATCGTTGGAACATGGCTGGTGATTACGTCATTAATCAACTGCTGACTCAAGAAAACATCGGGCGTATGCCCGAAGGCGGGCTTTGTGACGGCACCATTTATAACAACGGTGGGGGTACGTCGGACGGAATTTACAATCTTTTGCCGGAAGGTTCTGGAGGCGGCGGTTATGGCGGCAACGGTGAGCCACTTGACGAAATTCTAGACTCTTCGTCTAGCCCGGCAGAAACTTCTAAACAGCAGGCTGAGTGGCGCATTAAAGTAGCTCAGGCGGCGCAAGCCGCAAAAATGATGGGCAAGCTCTCATCTGGTTTGGAGCGCCTAGTTTCGGGTTTACTTACCCCCAAAGTTGTTTGGCAAGATGTTTTAGCGCGTTTCGTAGAACGAGCGAAAAACGACGAACGTTCTTGGGCACGTCCAAATCGTCGTTTCGTCGCGCAGAACATGTATCTACCGAGCGTGTCGGGCGAAGTTATGGGCGAGATTGCCATCGCTGTCGATTGTTCTGGCTCTATTGGCCAGGAAGAAATCGATCAGTTTGCAGCTGAGATTCGGGCTATCCAAGAAGACTCACGCCCGGCCACTATTCACGTAATCTATTTTGATTCGGAGGTATCGCATTATGAGACCTATGGCCCTGACGATGGACTCAATATCCGTCCGCACGGGGGAGGGGGTACTGCCTTTTCTCCTGTCTTTAACTATATGGCCGATAAAGATATTAACCCTGTGGCTTGTGTTTTTCTTACTGACCTTTACTGCAGCGATTTTGGCCCTGAGCCAGATTATCCAGTTCTTTGGGTTACAACTGGAACAGATGACGCACCGTTTGGCGAAGTAGTCAAAATGAAATAAGGAGATATTTATGGCAGTTGTTCATTTTTCCCAAAAACTACGCGATGAAATCCTCAAAAAAGGCAGACGGATTTACATAGATAAAATGGAAAAGCACAAAGATGCTTTTCCAGCAGCATTCAACAAAGATCTGTACGAAGCACTTATGTCTCCGTACATCGGGACTATTAACAAGCTTCCTACTCAGTTCTTTTCCCAGATTACTACCATCAATGTACTGTCTGTATCTGGCGTAAAAGTAGAAAAGGAGTATACAACCGGTAATCCGGTGGTATGGCCGTATATCTCCACTTCGCAAGCGTTTAAAGAGCTGTTCCCGTATGTACAAAGTGAATATACGTACCGCAACACTGAGATTAATCTAGCAGTTAAAGATTTAGATGGCCTATTTGCTCACCGCCCAGTGTTAGAGCCATACCGCGAGCCTTTAATAAACTGGGTAGCTAAAGCTCAAGAAATTAAAGCCCAAAGCGAAAAGTTTGAAGCTGGCGTTAAAGACATTATCAATTCATACAAGACGCTAGCTCCTGCACTAAAAGCATGGCCGCCGCTATGGGACCTTCTTCCTGAAGATGCACAAACTCGTCACAAACAGACGGCTACACGTAAGTCAGCCAACGTAGTAGATGAGTTAGATGTCGATCTAAACGCCCTAACTTCAGCCGTTGTGTCACATAAACTTGGGGTTTAAATGATCACTGACGAGCAGATCGAAGAGAACCGTTTGATCTTCGTAGATCACGAAGACTGGTGGGAAGGTACTGAAAATAACTTTACAGAACGCATGCGCAGTCGCGGAGTTGAAGTCGAGCGCGTTTTCTTTTCTGGGTTTTGGTCGCAAGGTGACGGCGCGTGTTTTGAAGGCAGTATTTGCGACATGGACGATTTTCTTAAGTTTTATTTTAACGACGACGAGTATCCGTTTATTCGCCGTCTACTAAAAGAAAACGGAGCTGTAAATCTGTCTTGTCACCAACATGGATATTATTCTCACGCAAATAGTGTTCTTTTTAGCGAACAACACGATACGTGGGAATTAATCCATCACGACGAAGAAGATGAGTTTCGTTTAAAAGTAATCAACGCTATGGATGAGAAATTAGCCGATGAGCTTACCGACTTTTATTCCGCAGCTCATGAAATATTTAGGGATGCTATGCGCAGCCTCTACGATGATCTGCAAGCTGAGTACGAGTATCTTACAAGTGACGAAACAATCCGAGAATATCTTGAAGACCAGGAAGAAGAGGAAGATCAATGAAACTGACAGTACAGATTAAAGTCCCTGAATGGGCGAAGTGGATGGCCCAAGACGAAGATGGTAAATGGTGGTTCTTTGAAGCAAAGCCGTTTGTGGATGTATGTGACAGTGTTTGGGTTATAAGTGAAGGTACTTTCCAACTCGCTTATCAAGACGAGTCTCCTATAAACTGGGAGCTTGAACTTTGGGAATTGTATTAATGGAAGAACAAAGCAACAACGAACGCGCGTTTCAGATTTATGTGGAAATCTTGCGAATTCACATGATGGACGAAGACCCCTTACCGCTCACAGATGAGTTAGCAAGGAAATACGCGCTACGTGCTAAACGGCTAGTTACTGCGTTTAATTTGTCAGAAAAGAGCTAGCAAAATGAAACAAAACTGGGAAGTTTATGTTCTTACAATCATAGCTCTAACTATGCTGACTATAATCCCGTACCTTATTTTAGACGTTATCTACTGAGACTATATTTATGGAACCTATTTGGAAAGAGGATAAAGAAGACGATGTAGTTATGGTACCCAGAACTCATTTAAAGGATCTTTTCAACAGCATAAGCAACTTTACTCTCAATGAAGTAATGACGGCCATCGACAACAGCCCTTTTGAGAACAGAGAAGAAATTACCGCTTACTTAGAGGACAAACTTAACCTCGAAGTAAAGACCACAGAAGAAGAAACCTAGTTTACTTACCAAGTTTTCTTTAGTATACTCGTACTCCCGATTACCCCCATGAACAAGGTGCAGTATGAGCAATATTCCTACTTGGAGCTATTCCAGACTTTCAATCTACGAACAGTGTCCTTTTCGAGCCAAGCTGGCTTACATCGACCGTATCCCTGAACCTCCACGTCCTTTACCTCCGGGTAAAACCGAGCACGCAAATGATCGCGGTACACGTATTCACGAAGCTGCTGAACTTTATGTGCAAGGCGGCGTAGAGCTGGTTCCAGAGCTAGCTAAGTTCAAAGAGGAGTTCGTAAAGCTCCGCCAGATGTACAGCGAGGGAAAAGTAGCTCTGGAAGGCGAATGGGGGTACACGACCGATTGGGCGCCTACCAGCTGGACATCAGCTGACGTATGGCTACGAGTCAAGCTAGATGCCCTTGTCCATTTGTCTGACACTCATGCGGTCGTGGTCGACTACAAAACAGGTAGGAAATTCGGTAACGAGATTAAGCATGCTGAACAGTGTCAGCTGTATCAGCTAGCCACGTTTATGAGGTATCCAGAACTTCAAAATATCGAAGTCGAGTTGTGGTACCTCGATCAAGATGACATTACCAGAATGTCATACACCAGAGATCAAGGCCTTAGATTTCATTCTGGATTCAATATCCGTGGCTGTTCAATAACTCAATCCGAAGAGTTTCCAGCCAAACCAAACATGTTTAACTGTAAGTGGTGCCCTTACGGACCTAAAGGCACCGGACACTGTAACCAGGGAGTTTAATATGTCGGCACCTCCGTTATTTGACCACCAAGTGCATAGCGTAAAATTTATGCTTGAGCACGACCGTGTGTTTGATACTTCGGACCCAGGTACCGGCAAAACACGCGTCCAAATCGAAACGTATGTCGCCCGCCGTAAGCGAGGCGGCGGTTGCGCTTTGGTCATTGCTCCTAAGTCCTTGCTTCAAAGTGCTTGGCAAGACGATTTCCGTAAATTTGCTCCACATATCGTCACGTCCGTAGCTACCGCCAGCACTCGTGAAAAAGCGTTTGCTATGGAAGCCGATGTATACATTACGAATACAGACGCTACTAAGTGGCTCGCCAAACAGCATCCTAGCTTTTTTGCAAAATTCGATACGCTAATCGTGGACGAGATCTCCTTGTTCAAGCATCGTACTAGCCAGCGCTCAAAAGCACTGAACAAGATTAAAAAACATTTTGACCATCGTTATGGCTTGACCGGCACTCCAAACTCAAACACTATCGCCGATGTCTGGCACCAAGTGTTTATTATTGATGACGGTCAACGCCTAGGTTCTTCGTTTTTTAATTTTAGAAACGCCGTTTGTTCGCCCAAACAAGTAGGGCCCCAACCAAATATGGTTCAATGGGTTGATAAAGAAGGATCTGAGTTAGTCGTAGCCAATCTTTTAACGGACATAACTGTTCGCCATAAGTTCGAAGAGTGCATCGACATCCCGGAAAATTTCACATACGTTCGCCCATACCATATGTCTAAAAAGCAGCAAGCTGCCTATAAAGACATGGAGCGAGCAGCAATTACGTTACTGAAAAACGGGGAAGTTATCGCAGCTGTTAACGCAGCAAGCGTGGTGACTAAGCTTCTACAGATCGCTTCTGGCGCTTCTTATACCGGGGTGGAAGGTAAATACGCACTTGTAGATGATAGTCGTTACGAACTTATCTGCGATTTGATCGAGCAGCGGGATAACAGTGTTGTGTTTTTCAACTGGCAGCACCAGCGCGACCAGCTGATCGAACATTTTAAATCTCGTGATATTACTTACACTGTTATTGATGGGAAAACATCAGACAAAGCGCGTAAAGACGCAGTTGATCATTTTCAATCTGGATTTTACAAAGTTCTTTTAGCCCATCCGCAGAGTGCGGCACACGGTCTTACCCTTACTCGCGGCAGTGCTACGATCTGGGCTAGCCCTACTTACAACCTTGAACACTTTACTCAGGGTAACAAGCGCATTTACCGTGCAGGGCAGACTAAGCGTACAGAGACGATCGTGATTCTAGCCAAAGGCACGATTGAAGAAGACGTATATAACAAGCTGTTAAGTAAAGATGCACGTCAAGCTAGCATGCTTGACTTTTTGAAAGAGCATTTTACCGAGGTCAAAAATGCAGCATAACGACGGAGTTATTGAGCTCCATAATAAAAAGTACAAAGTCGTAACGCTCGACTTCGAAACCTTTTATTCGCAGGACTATACGCTGTCTGGCAAGATGAACACATCTGAATACGTTCGTGACGAGCGATTCAAAGCGCACGGCGTTGGTATTAAGGTCGGCTCGGGGGGCACTTACTGGTACTCCCGTCAGGATGAGATAGCCTCTGCGCTGTACGCTATTGACTGGGCCAACTCCGCTGTTTTATGCCACAACACAGCGTTCGACGGTTTTATTCTGTACCAGCGGTACGGGATAGTGCCGGGTCTTTATTTGGACACCTTGTCCATGGCCCGGGCTATTCATGGGCACCACCTCCGTCACAACCTCGATTTTTTAGCCAAACTGCATGGGCTAGGCGGTAAGGTTAAAGCGCACGCCTTGACCAATACAAAGGGCAAAGAAGAGCTAACTGAGGAAGAGGCGGAAGCTCTTGGCGAGTACTGTATAGACGATGTTAATGACACCTACGAACTTTTTTGGAAGTTCTACGATTACATGCCGGACAACGAGCTTCGTCTCGTAGACATTACGATGCGTATGTTTTGTGAGCCAATTTTAGAACTAGACTCCGACCGTATTAAACGAGAATTAAAGGCGGAGGTGTCCAGTAAGAAGGCTGCTATCGACGCTGCTGGCGTAGGCACGTCAGAGTTGTCCAGCAATAACAAGTTTGCCGAGCTTTTAAGAGCTGAAGGCATAGAGCCCCCGACTAAGATTAGCCCTACTACTGGAAAAAGTACTTTCGCCTTCTCTAAAAGCGATCTGGATTTCCAGAAGCTTCTCAAACATGAAAACCCACGCATTGCAGCTTTGTGCGAGGCTCGTGTTAAAGCTAAATCTACGATTGGAGAGACTCGGGCCAACAGGTTCCTGCATGCCGGTGAAGGAAATTATAAATTTCCTATTCTGTTGAATTATTGCGGAGCGCATACCCATCGATGGTCCGGCGGCAACAAAATGAATCTTCAGAACCTTGTTCGAGGCGGTGAGCTTCGAAGGTCAATACTGGCCCCGAAGGGGCATGTTCTGGTTGTAGCGGATGCCGCTCAGATCGAAGCACGCATTAACGCATGGTTAGCGGGACAAGCCGACGTTGTCGACGCTTTTGCCAACAAGCAGGATGTATACAAACTCATGGCATCGGCTATCTATGGTGTACCGGTGGATCAGGTGGACGGGGATAAACGATTTGTAGGTAAAGTCGCGGTTCTCGGCCTTGGCTACGGTATGGGGGCGGCCAAACTCCAGAACACCTTAGCGGTCGGTGCCATGGGTCCACCCGTCGCCATGAGTTTAGCTGAGTGCAAACGCATCGTTAACATCTATCGATACACAAACAACAAGATATTTAAACTATGGGCGGAAATGGACAAAGTCATCTTTGCTATGACCGTAGGTAAAGCTGGAACTTTTGGCCCTATGTCGTATGACAAAGGATATATCCAGATGCCAAGCGGGCTGTTTCTACACTACCCTGATCTGCATACAGTAGTTGAAGAGTCCGCCAGTGGGTTTGTGAATACTGATACTACATATCTAGGTAAAAAAGGCGCTAGATTGAAGCTTTATGGTGGACTGCTGACTGAAAATGTCGTACAGTCCTTGGCCCGTTGCGTAATTGCGGAACACATGCTGAAAGTCCACGACGCTGGATACCGCATTGCGACGATGACCCACGATGAGATTGTAGCAGTTGCTCCAAAAGACAAAGCGGAGCGGTGTTACGAAGACATGATTAACATCATGTCTGAATGCCCAGTATGGGCGCAAGGGTTGCCTCTATCAGCAGATGGAGGCTGGGACGAGTGTTATTCAAAGTAACTAAGTAACTAAGTAACAAGTATGGACGCGTATCAAGTTCTAGGTGTCACAAAAGAATCTTCTGACGAAGAAATTCGCACAGCCTATAAGCGCAAAGCTATGGCTTGTCACCCCGATCGAGGTGGCAACATCGATGAATTCCAAACCATAAAGAAAGCATATGAGACGTTACAGCGTCGCGTATGTCCTGTTTGCGGTGGTCGCGGAGAAATCGAAGTTAAGCAAGGGGCTGTTAAGCACAAAGAACTGTGTCCTAAATGTTGGAGAAAATGAGATGGCTACACTAGGATCTACGATCGACAGAATGTATCAGCTTCGCGAGTTCAAGCGTACGCTTGAACAGGAAGTAAAACAGGTAAACGAAGATATTCAACAAGTCGAGCGTGAGTTGATCACGCTTATGGAAGCAGAAAACGTAACCAAGTCAACTGGTAGTAAGGCAACCGCTTCGATCTCCGAAAGCGTCAAGCCGTCTGTCGAAGACTGGGACGATTTTTATGATTACATTCACAAGATGAAATACTACCACTTGTTGGAACGTAGACCATCTGTGTCTGGCTGCCGAGAGTTGTTTGAAACTAAAGGCAGCATCCCGGGCGTTGTGCCCTTTGTCCAGCGTAAGATCAGCTTACGCACACTGTAACTAGGAGTCAAAGTAATGAGTCGCGAAGTAAAAAACGTACCAATGTCATATGAAGAACAACTTGCTGCAGAAGTAGCGAACATGGCTAAGCGCATCTCAGCGCCTACCGGCAATCGCCTTCGTTTTAATAGCAACATGTCCATTATTACCCCAGATGGTAATGAAGGCGAAGCAGTAGATGTAGTTATTGTTGACTTTGTATCAACAAATTTGTTCTACGATCGCCCGTACAATAAGGACAAACCAGTTCCACCGGCGTGCTTTGCTATTGGTTCTGAACCGTCCATGCTTATTCCGTCTGAGAACAGCCCGAATGTCCAGTCTACTACTTGCGCTACTTGCCCTATGAACCAATTCGGCTCGTCCCCGAACGGTCGAGGCAAAGCATGTAAGAACACTCGCGTTCTAGCGGTAGCTCCTATTCTTGAAAATGGAGAAGCACCGCCGCTATGGCTAATGTCCGTGTCACCGAGCGCTATGAAGCCGTTCGATGCCTACGTACATTCTTTGGCGTCTAAGCATCGTACTATTCCTACTGGTGTAGTAACCGAAATTACGCTAGATACCAACGTACAGTACTCATCTCCTAAATTCCGCGTTGTTCGTCCTCTTGAAGGCGCAGAACTTGGGGTATACATGGAGCTTCGTGGTGAAGCTATGGGGCTTTTGAGTACTGAGCCGGATGTATCGTCGTACGAAAAGCGATAGTTTCAGTGGGACCAGTTTCCGGTCTGGCTAAAAACCGGATTTAAACTCAAGGGGGACCTATGCCGCATATACCTAGTCTTATTATTACGTTCGACGAAACAAAGAAACCAGAGACGCCTAAAGCGGATCTAACTCCTACGCAGGCAAAGAGCGAGATTAAGTCTTTGATAAACGATATCCACGTTCTGACTAGAGATCACGCAGCTACGATCAAAAAGTTAGAAGACGAGGCTAAAAAAGCCGAAAAAGACTTTGATAAGCAGTACAAAAAGCTATCGAAGCGCTTAGAGTCATTACAAAAGGCGGCTAACGAATGAACTCTCCTAGTTTATCTGGACTTCGTATATCTTTACTAAACAGAGTCCGCACAGCAGACAGATTAATAGCCGCCTCTACCAAACGAAAGAACCATAGAGCCGAGCTAGATAAACTGACTGCTTTACAAGCCATCGAGCTACTTGACACCTACGTAGAGAAAGCCAATGAAAAACAAAAAGATTGAAGCCATTCGTTGGGTATGGGACTTAGCCCTTACTCCTTTTTATTTTATTTGTATAGCTGCCGCTAGTTTATTTGTTTTAGCTTCAGGCGGAGTTTTTGAGTTCAAAGAGTTTTGGAAGCGCAACATATGAACATATTCATATTAGCCCAAAGGAGCGGAGAACTATGCGCACACCTCTGATCGGAATCGCTGGTAAGGCCAGATCCGGAAAGGACACAGTAGGTAACTTTATCGTATCCGCAGTAGGCGGATATTGTTTTGGTTTCGCCGACCCAATCCGTAGCATGATGCGTCAGATTGGGATCGACATGTCAGATCCGTACTGGACTGACCACAAAGAGGAAGTAATTCCGGCATTGGGCGTCAGCCCAAGGTATTTGATGCAGACTCTCGGTACCGAGTGGGGGCGAGAACTGGTCAATCCAGACTTGTGGGTTACGATCGCCAAACAGCGCGTGTTGTCTTCAGGCTCTAGCTTAGCTATAGCCACGGACGTGCGGTTCGAAAACGAAGCCGCTTGGATTCGCGACATGGGCGGTACGATTATCCACATCCGTAGGAAATTAGATAAAAACGATCAGCACGCCAGCGAAGCTGGCGTAGCCGTCCAGCCAAGCGACATTACCATCGATAACGATCGTGATTTAGAAGACCTTCAGCACGCCACGCACGAAGCACTGGTTTACTGTGGCCTCCTCAAAACCTGAAACAACGTTCATTCGGGGGGTGCATAAGTACCTACCTCACACGTATTTCGAAAAAACAAACAACCCATACCGCGGCGGTACGGCCGATGTCTGGTATTCGGGCGATCTAGGAGACTTATGGGTAGAGTATAAATATGTGCCAAAAATAGTGCGCAGCGACTCGATCCGGTTAGGGTTATCAGAATTACAAAAACTATGGCTAAACAGCCGCTATGACGAGGGCAGGTCAATCGCGGTGATCCTAGGCTGCCCAAAAGGAGGGGTTATCTTTGAAAATAAAGACTGGATGAACGCGTTTACACAGACGCAGCTTATGGACCGAGTTATCACTCGGAAAGAAGTGGCCGCATGGATTTTCTCAAAAGTAGGGACAAAGATATGTCCGTCACACTTGCCATAGTAAATGTATCCAGAGCCGTTACAGCAGGGTACAAAGTTTTGGCTACAGCCATACTTGCCTATTATTTAATCAAAGACACTAAAGAACGACGAAGAATCGAAAAGCTGCAAAAAAATCCCCCTCAAAAGAGGGGGTAAAGATCTAACCTTCTGGAGAAGAGGTTGAAGACAGCGACGGAGGAGTGCTGTCAGGAGGATTGTCTAACGGGTCGGGCAAAAGGTCAATCATATGGTTACGGTGCAGAGCGCCAGCCACACGATCCTGGATTCTTTGAGTCAGAGGATTTGGCCAAGAATACACTGCCTGATGCGTGACCCCGATGAGGTCTGCTAACCTAGCTACTCCCCCGACTCTCTTGATCAGCAGTTCTTTGTTCATAGAGCGGATTATAAAGGCGCAACATTTTTTGCGCAACAGGGGTTGACTACTTTTTGCAAGTTTACTATAGTTGGGCTACTCCATTTTACATGGAAGTCCACTAGGGAAAAGCACACACTATCTAACGAAGGAACGTTTAAATGACTGAAAAATCGAATAGTGGGGCTCCGTCCGAGCCTCAAATGGTACTCGCCGTTGTCTCGTTAAAGGCATACCTAGAGGCTATTTCTGGAATGCGTAAATACCTCGATACTGTCGAGGACAACCTTAAAACTCAGCTTTCAGAAACTGAGAAAAAACTTTCGGAGCACCATGTAGGTGACTCCTCCGTTAATTAGGAGAAGACAAATGGCTAAGAAAGAGAAGCCGGTTGTAGAAAGCGAGCTTAGCGTAAGCCAACTTGCTAAGCAGAGAGGACTAAATCCTACGCTTGTCCATAACAGGATGCACCGTGGTTGGAGCTTGGAAAAAGCTCTGGACACCCCAGTACGTCCGCGCAAAACTGCTAAGAAAAAGGCCAAAGTATCGAAACCCAAAGCTGACCCGGCGCAGCCGCAGGTAGCTGAAACAGCTATGCCCGAGGCGGCAGAACTACCGCAGGTTGACTGTACAATGCCGGCCCCGGCTCCAAAGAAAGAGGAGAGCTATGGCGTTGTTCTGTTTACTATGATGGCAGTGGTTATTCTTATGCTAGCATTGCTATTTTTCGGGCCGGTATGAACCCATTTGAGACCCTAGATTTAGCGCCGCTCCGCAAGGAGCTGGCGCTAGTTTGTAAAAAGATGATTATAATCGCGAAAAAGCCCGGGGCTGCTAAAGGGTATCACTTCTACGAAGACAGCTCTGCGGAATACGAGGCGCTAGCTAAAAAACGAGACGCCCTAACAAGAGAAATCGTCAAATTATGGAATAAGAAACGATTCTCTTAGGCACCAAAGGAACAACATGGCCGATGATGCAGATGACGCCCAAACGCAGATCGACCTACATATCGCAGCAGCAATAAAGCTACGCAAGCAATATGCTGGCGTGTCTAACGAATTCTGTGAAGAATGTGAGGAGCCTATTCCCGAAACACGACGTAAACTTCTTCCCGGAATAACTCTGTGCGTAGAGTGCGCAGAATTATCCGAGAAGCTTTCTAGACTTAATCAACTACAAATCTAGCGCCCGGAACGGTGCGGGCTACTACGTCACCGAAATCGGTCCGTGGATCGCCAGTAAGCCAATTTGCAATATCAACGGCGTGTTCAGCGGTCGGGCCAGCAAAGCTGAACCCAGGAACACCGCCCCGGCCTGCATCGCCAATAGCCTCTGCGCCAAATTCAAACTTACCGAGAATCCCAGAACGGGCTACTGCGTGCCCGAAGTGGTCGTAGAAATCCCAGTTCTGCGGCACTGACCCGGTAAGCACCCATTTCGCCATATCTGCCGCGAACATAACGGGTACGTATGCAGCTAACATGAGCATGGGCTGGTCATTCCCCTGCTTAGCCTCCGCCAGCGCTCTGGCTAGAATCACTCTCTGGAACGAGTACGCAAACTGCTTTAGGTGGGAGATCAACATGAATCTAGGGTCTGACATCCACGTAGCACGCTGCGAGGCGCTCGGACGAATAACCGCGCCATCTACGAACTTGAACATCGCTTGAGACACTCGTTTGAACGATTCTGGTCCTAGAGTATCTGCGTCTACGATCAACCTGCCATCATTCGACACCTGAATGTCTTCCGGGCGAAGCCCGAGTTCATTCATGCGGCGTTCGTCATCCTTGTACTGAATAACATAGCGCTCCCCGGCTACAGTAGCCGCGATACGCATGGAGTTGTTCCACCCCTGCATACCGTTGAGGCGGAAGAACGCTCTGTTGATATTACGAGTAGCACGAGTCATATACATGCTGCCGTATGTCTGCCCCATGGCCTCCATCATGCTGTCTTCGTTAATAATCCCCAGCATTCTGGTCATTTCGCGGTCGTAGTCGAAGCTCTTATCCTTCGTAATCGTGCGACGGAGGTCTTTGAGGGCACGCTTATATCCTTCGCCAGCCTCTTTAATGTTCCCCGTACGGACAGCGATTCCGAGCGGGTCTACCATTTGAGAGAAAATAGCTAACGGTAGCAACACCATGTTCTGAAGAGTCATGACCGAGGCCTGAATCTCTTTCATGCGTACCGACATATCGTTGCCGAGAGACCCTTCTAGTGCACGGATGTTGGTGGCGGCTTCTGCTAGGGTCACTTGGTCAACCCCGGTATCCGCCGCTTTCGACAATAAGTTAGTGATTACTTCGCCGTTATTCCCGAAAGTACGGGCATATTCCCCTCGATGCACTGCCTGCTTAATGTATCCGCCGACGGCATCATTAAGATCCTTGGACTGAAATTCAGCGAACTCAGCGGCGTTGCTCTCGTTAATGAATTTGAGAGAGCGGTCCTGCACATTAGCGTGGAACGGAGTGAACCCCAGGTGATGCTCGGTTTCGGCCAGTTCGAGTCGACCGTCCCCACTGAGAATAGCGTCAGTAATGGCACTAGCCTGCTCTGGTGGGACGTATTTGTTCAGCAGAGCTTCCCATTCCCCTCGTCTGGCGGAAATTGTAGATTTATCCCAGACACGCGGGTAGTAGTTCTCTACTTTAGGTATTCTCACCCATTGATCTTGCTCGGCATCAAACCGCATGACCCCAGCTTCGTCCATGTAGGTGTATAGGTCGGAGAACAGCTCTGCTAGGTCCTTTTCAAGCTGAGTTTCTGGCTTCTTCATCGATTGAAGATTCGTAACAGCGTTTTTGCGCTGCTGCTCAGTCGTGCCTTCGAGAATATCCTGCAAGCGGTTGCCGAAAACGCCTTCCTGCTGGAAGCGTGCCTGCAGGAACTCCAGCCCGCCTTCTTCACGACCCACGCCACGCTCGAACATGTCTGCTACTTCTACCAGCTCAGGGACACCAGTATCTCTTAGGCGGTCGGTAGGAGAGCGGAACACTTTGCTCATACCGCGGGCAAACGGAGCCGCTACTCTATCCAGTTTATCCGACAGGGTTTCTACGCCCTTCTCACGGAGTACCTGAGTCACGGTGTTGGGGTCGGTCAATTCGCCTTTATGTAGGGCTACAAGAACCTGTTCGATTTTCTCGTCCTTAGAGAGTACTCCGAACAGATCTCTGAAAAATGCAGCAACCTTCTGGAAGAAACTCTCGGCTTTTGGAGTCAGCGACAGCTGACCGGCAGCCCAGAATTGATACATATACGCTAAGCGTTCTTCCTGACTATCCTTAATCTGCTGGAGGGCAGCTGGGTGTCCTTTCAATAAGGTACGCAGCTGATTCATCACGAACGGGGAGCTAGCTACGGCCAGCATCTGTGCTTTCAGATTGCGCGCCGCTTTTTCCATTCCGAGGGTGAGGAAGAAATCATGCAGTGACTCGTGCCAAGCTACGGACGTAGGATCAGCTGCTGTTATTGCGATGCGGATGAAGCGTTCCTTAGTTTTAGGATTCATCTCATATTCGCCAGCCGCTTTCAGATCAGCGAATTTTTCAAACGCGACAACCACATCTGGACCGCGAGTACGGAGAATCTCGTCAATCGCCGCTTGCTGCTGCTCTTTCGTAGCAGCCTTAGCCGCAGGTTCCTGCAGCGACGCTCTCTGAATCACCCAATCTCTGAGCGCTTCGCGCTCAGCCGCTGTCATATCAGGGTTTTGTTCTAAGAACTTGTTGATGAACGCCTCAGCCGATGGGGCGGCTTTGGGAAGTCCGGTTTCCTCAGTCGCCGCCAAAGCAGCAACTTGGCGAGCGAAGTCTTCCATGCTGCTGGATAACCTTGACTTCTCTTCTGCGGCCAACGCAGTTGGAGCCGCCCTCTCGCCCGGGGCAAGCTTAGGTTCCGGCAACGGGGCTTTCTGTTCTGCCTGCATAGCGGGGGCGGTACGACCCACGCGCTCAGCGCCTTGAAGCGCCATGCCAGTATCTTCTTCTGCGAAACGAGGCCCGAGTTTAGGAGCAGTATCCCCAGGCTCGGTGGTTTCTAGCTGACTGGGATCGAAATCTTCTCTGGGGTTAATCCGTCCCAAGGCCGCGGAATAAGCATCCATGAGCCTGCTGAGCCTGTTGCGCTCACGCGCATCGGCCGGTACTCCGCGCTCAGCTCCTAGATTCTCGTATCTAGTGGCAGCGTTTTCGTACCTATCTATAAGAGCCTGTTCAACAGCGCCCGCAGTAGCTGGATCGTTAGTCTCAGTAGCGGTATACAGTTCTACCAGCGCCTCGATATTACTACGAAGCTTTGAGTAGTTGTTCTCGTCGTTCTGCAGCCTAGTTACGATCTTGCCTGAGCGTTCGGCGTCTATGGCGCTTACCGGAGTAGCTCCGCGAAGCCCAGTTTTACGGTCTAGCAGAACACTGTCTAAGTTTGTTTCTACACCGGCTACGTCCGGTCTGGCGAGAATCGACGCAACCGCCTCGCTGAACAGTCTCTGGGCACGGCGCGCATAATTCTCGCCACTGCCAGTACCTTCTTTGTCGCCTTGCGTCTTCCACATGGACTCGGCGGATAGCGTGCGGACGCTCCCATCCTGCATGCGGAAACGTACGCGAGTGTCACGGATTTTTTGGTTGTACTCGCTACTCGCTTCTCCTCTGCCTCTGCGCTCACTCTTTAGTAGACGCCCCATCTGGGCGAACTCTCGGTCAGTAGCTTCTAGCGGGTTGGCCTCGGCATCGGTTTGTTCGATAACCTGGTACTGGTTAAGGGCTGCTTTAATACCTTGAGATTCACGGGTAGCCTCAATCAGTGAACGTTCCCCCTGCAGAGACTGAATAGCTTGCCTGCGATCCTCGCCCCTACGAGCTTGGTTTTGAGCGATACGGCTATCAATATCGGCAAGTCTTTGGTTATACAGCTGTTCTAGATTTTGCCCCTGCTGCTCGGCGGCGTCGCCAAAACCTACAACACGGGCGTAAGTACCGCCAAACCTAGCCTGTCTGGCAGCCTCGGCTTCAGTAACTTTTT